CAACAGCCACGTTGAAGCCTGGGACAACAGCCACGTTGTAGCCTGGGACAACAGCCACGTTGAAGCACGTAGCCCTTATGCTACTACTATTGTCCGAAGTAAGCAGGTGAAGGTGAGCGGAGGGAATATTCTAGGCTGTGATGTCATTCCTGCCCAGCAATGGTTAGACAAGTGTGGTATCTCGGTTAAGCGAGGATACGCCGTTCTGTTCAAGAGTGTCAACAAGTATTTTACCACTCAGAAGGGAGTATCTTTCAAACCTAGAACTCACCACAGAGCCCCTGATTGGGATGCCAGTTTCAAGGAAGAATGCGGCAAGGGCATTCATTATTCCCCAACCGTAGCACAAGCTAGAACATTTAGGGATGAAGGTGTCTTTGTAGCTTGTAGAGTTAAAGTATCTGATTTGGCTGACCTGCCCGCATTTGCCAGATACCCGGACAAAATCAGGGGCAAGGGGGGCTTTACCCTTTATGAAGTGGATGAGAAGGGAAACAAAAAGGATATAAAGGGGGAATCAGGTAATGGTTGATATGCAACAGATAGAATCATCCAACATCAAGGCGATTGGCTATGACCTAGACACCGAGACACTACAGATAGAGTTCCTTTCCGGCGGTATCTATCAATACTGGGGAGTTAGCCAGGATACCTTCAACGAGCTCAAGGGGGCACCATCAAAGGGGAGCTACTTCGCCGCCAATATCAAGGGCAAGTACCCCTACGCAAAGATAGAAAGGGATGTGAGTTAAGATGACAACAGAATGGACGAATGTTAGAGGGATTGACAAAGACTTGTACCGGCAAGCCAAAGCCTCGGCAGCAATACTCGGTAAGACGATGGGACAATGGCTGAACGAGGCAATCAAGGGTGAGCTGGCAAAAGAGGAGAAGAAGAAGAATGATTAAATGGCTTATCGGAATACTGCTTGAGATTATTCAGGATATAAGGGGGAAAGGGAAATGATTTGTCCACTTAAATTTACGGTATTAGCAGACCCAGAAGTCGGAAGCTCTAGCCAAAATATAGAAAAAAATTGTCACTGTGAGATGTCTACCTGCGCCTGGTGGGATGAGAAAGCTAAGCAGTGCTGTATCAAGACCTTGTCCCATCTAAAGATACAGGGCGGGATAAACACCCATCCATATTAAAGGAGGAGAATATGTTTAATTGTAAACCACGCAAATATCACCGTGTTCTAACTCAATTACGGAAACTTATCCGTGTTCTTTATGAAGACTGCCAATGGCAACGAGAACAACGAGAGATTCTCAATCAATGGGTTGAAACCCAAGCAAAGGAAATCAAATCACTCCAAGAAAAACTAGCCCAACGTCATTTTGAAGTTACCGTGAGACAAGCCGGAGAGGAGGAGAAATGATAATCTTTTACATAGCAATAGGAATAGTAGCCTGTCTGATAATCGGTAGCCACATCTATTTCTGGCACCGGGACACCGAGAACTTTACCCGGATTATCAATAACATAAACTACCAGAGCCAGACCTATGACGAGACTAGAGAGGCTACAGAAAAAGAACTTGTAAAAAAATAGTTGGGAAAGATATTGACAAACTTGTTTAAGTGTGGTAGGGTTGATAGTGTGTTGGCTACCGAAGCCACCTAGAAATAGGAAATGCGGGTGAAAATCCCGCAGGGGGCATCTCAGTAATGGGTATAAGTCCACCTTCGGCTAACAAGGGCTGGCACACAGAAGAAACAAGAGGGCAAGAGAATGGTCAAGTATCAGAGCAACACTAAGATTAACCGGAACAAGGCTATTGTAACCTACAAAGATGAGAACCCTAACCTATCTTGGAAAGAAATCGGCGAGGTCTTTGGTATCTCTGGTGCTAGGGCTAACAAGATTTACCTGAAAGAGAAGGCGAAGGAGGGAGGAAATGGCTGAAAACAAAGCACCGTATCAAGAGTTTATCTTGAAAGGTGAGGCTCATTTTATGGCTAGAGATGTTGAGGAAGCTCTCCGCTTGTTAGGTGAGCATTTTATGGCAAGAAGCAAAAAGGAAAAGGTGGTTTTATTCTTACCACCCACAGATATATCCGTGCTTTCTGACGATGTTGAAGAATACTGGGAAAAGGTAGTATCTGATGCTAATAGGCAAGAACTAAAGGCAGGCAAGTTATATAAGCTGGAGTCTGACTCTCTCAACATTACCCTTTGTGAGAAGAAGAAAACATTGGAGACCGATAAAGAGGCATTGAAGTTTCTAGTTGACTTGAAAGTTAGAGAGACAGAACTGAAAGACCTTGAGGTAGTAGTTAAGAAGCAAGACGAACTCTACAAACTAATCGGGCAATTAAAAGTATAAAGGGGGATGATATGACAACTGAAGAGACCACAGCTTTAGCTAGCAGACCTGGCGCCGATGCCGAGGTTATCAATTATTACTTTGAGTCTATCAAGTTACGGGCATACGCCGCAGACCGGGTTATTGCTTCCACCGAGGATATGAAGGTAGCCACTGACGACCTAGCGGTTATCGCCCGGCTCAAGAAGGCGATGGAAGAGAGGCGCAAGGAAAAGGTCAAGCCACACCAAGACGAAATCAAAGCTATCAATGCCACCTATGAATTTCTTATGGAACCAATCCTCAATGCTGACCAAGTTACACGACGAAAGTTACTCATCTATCAGGCCGAGCAGGATAAACGCCGGGCAGAGCAGGAACGGATTAACCAAATGAGAATGGAAGCGGCACAGAAAGAAGCGGCTCTTAATGGCGGGGAAATATCAGAGTCAGTCAACTTGGTAGAGGTATCACCAGAGACACCACATAAAGTAATGACAGATACGGGGAGTGCTGGGCAGAGGATGATACGGAAATGGGAAGTCGTAGACTTCTCGCTAGTTCCCGATGAGTTCAAACTCATTGATGCAGGTAAAGTAACCAAACTGGTAAAGGCTGGTATCGGTTCAATAGCTGGTATCAGGATTTATGAAGAACCAACCCTGGTTGTGAATACAAGGTGAAGGAGGACAATATGCCAATTAAGGGTTTAAGTGAAAAACGCAGGCTACCAAGACTCGGCAAGATACATCTCGGCACTCGGCATCCAGAGAAAGGATACCCAATCAAGACCGATTACTTCGTGTGCCCCTCGGAGGTGCAAGAAGTATTTGGAGAGAAGCCGAAGGAATTGCGTATCCTGATACCACTAGAGGATGAGGAAAAGTGGTGCTCTCAATACTACCGATGCTACTCCAAGACAAGAGGGCTTATCTGCAAGGGCGATGGTGAGACTGCCCTACGAATGGTTGACACTCAAAGCGGAGCTATGGCAGACAGGGACAGCAAAACCGTAGAAATGAAAGAAATCCCCTGCCAGGGCAGAGAGTGTCCCGATTATAAGACCAAGTGCAAAGAGGTTATGAACCTGCAATTCCTTTTACCGGAAGTGCCCGGGCTGGGTATCTGGCAGATTGATACTTCCAGCATCAACTCTATCAGAAATATCAACTCATCTGCCGAACTCATCAAGGCTGTTTATGGGCGAATACAAATGGTTCCCTTGTTGTTGACGCTGGAGCCGAAAGAAGTCAATAACCCTGATACCGGCAAGAAACAGATGGTTTATGTTCTCAACCTCAAGACCAATGCCACTTTGATAGAGCTTATGCAGGCTACCAGCCGTCCTTATGCTGAAATGCTGACAGGAGCAGTAGCTTTACCAGCCCCGGACGATGAGAGACCTGACCTGATAAGCCCTGAGTTTGAACCCGACCCGGTGGAAATGCCAGAAGGTTATCATAGACCGACTGCGAAAGAAGCCCTTGAGGAACTGTGGCCAGAAGATAAGTCAAAAACCTCTACCAAACAACCACAACCATCACCAGAAGTGCTACAGCCTGTAACAGAGGCTCCCGAAGAAGAAACTGGAGTTGCTATACCAGATGTGCCAGAACCAGAGCCAGAAAAGAAGGATGAACGACCAGTTACCAAAGATGATATAACCCAACTGAAGGAAGTAATGAGTGAGAACGGCTATGGTATGACCGAACTCGGCGCCCTGATTACGAATGAGCTAAAGTTCAAGGGTATAGTCAAACTGACAGACCTCAATAAGTGGCAACTGGAAGAGATAGTCAAGCATATCAAGAAGGGGTAGGCGAATGGCAAGACCACATAGGGCAACAGTAGAGTATTTCCCCCACTTCTGCAATAGTGGTACAACCAAGTTCGTTCTCCAGGAGAGGTTCGGGAATGACGGCTATGCCTTCTGGTATAGACTGTTGGAACTGCTAGGCAGAACGGACAACCACTTTTACAATTTCAGCAAGCCCCAAAGCTGGGAGTTCTTGCTGGCAGAAACCTTTGTTGACAGTGCTACCGCCAACCGTATCCTTGAAACCCTGGCTGAACTTGAGACTATTGATGCCGAGTTATTTGAGAAGAAGATTATTTGGTGCCAGAAGTTTGTGGATAATCTGGCTTCTCTTTACGCCAGAAGAAAATCGCCTCTGCCAGTTAGACCGGATAGCCAATCCAACCATACTACTACCCCAATAATAATAGACGATGATACTATCCCAGACCCAGTGTTTGCGGGAATGATAAAGGTCTTTGAAGAAAATATCGGAGTAATTACCCCAATGATGTCAGACCGCATTAAGGTAATCCAAGAAGAATACCCCGAAGGCTGGTTTGAAAAAGCGGTCAATGAGGCTGTAATTCATGGCAAGCACAATATGAAATACATTGAAACTATACTTGAGAACTGGAAAGCCAACGGTATCACTACCACAAAGCAACCAGCTAAGGACAAGTCTGAAAAGGAATACAAGTTTTAGCTATTGTATACAGCAAAACACACAATCAAAATCTGGTGGATAAAATGGGCGAACAAGTAAAAATCCTATAGACCGAGCAAGATAAGCACTCTGGTAACCATTAGATTGCCTAACGATGTGTTCCAGATACTACAACGCCGGGCATTGGATTATCCTGGTGGCATAAGCGAGTATGCCAGGTTGCGTCTTACTTACGACCTAACTAGGAAGCACTCAAGGAAGAAGGGAGGCTAACAATGGATGATATAGGGGAAGTGAAGAAGATACTGTATCAGTTTGACTGGGAGGGTAATCCTAAAGCAGCGATTATTGAGGACTCTACTGTAACCCGCCAGATAGACGACTATTACAGGAAGAAGTATGAGAACCCTGATGAGGGATTGGAACTGACACCAGAGGAATTATCAAAGCTTTCAAGCACCGTATGGATAGCAGGGCATTGGTTTTACAATGCGTGGGAAGTGATGCGAGAAGTATTAGCCAAAGCCACTAAACACTATGAAGCCAAGATAGCCCGCCTAATAAACTTTGTAAATTGGCTCAGGGATATGGAGGCGGTGGCTGTGGATGATTGGGATTTACATTGTGAGGGGAAGTGGCAGGAAACTATATCTGGAACTAAGGATGTGATAGCCGAGGCAAAGAAAGATTTATTAAAAGAGATTGAGGGTAAATACCGAGCCACACGAAGGTCAAGGATAAGTGATTTAGTTCTTCCGCTAGGAATCTATATCCCAAGTAAAGATTGGCAAGCCCTGAAAAAGGAGTTAAGTAATGAATGAGCAAGTAAAAGCACCTACAAGAGAATATTTTGAGGGTAGTGTATCAGTCGCACAACACCCCCTATCTTGGCTGATGGCAATAATACTTGAATCTACCGCTAAGGCACTTGGTTATAAAGTTATTTTGGGGGGGGTTTCCCAATGACAGATAAACAGGCAATAGAGATAAGGGATTTATATTGTAAGTGGTGTCCTAGAGAACAGGAATGCGATGAGCACCTCAGCTTGGAGGAGAAACGAGGGTGTTTAGCCTGTGACGGTTTCGCTGATGAATTACGGACACTTGGCTACCGTCTTGTCCCTGAGTTGAAGGTGCTGAGTGATGAGAGTAATGACCGCCTTACTTATTTGCCAAATGAATTTCTGAAAGACGGCAGACCCAAAGTAGACGAGGTGGTTTTATCCAATGCCTCAATACACCTTGAAAGCCTATCAGACCAATGCTTTATGCTGATAGCTGACAACCATAAGCACCATTGGCATTTGAGTATTTGCTCAGATAGCCCACGTTCGAAACTTCATGCTGTGGTGCTGGAAGAGGAAAATAAATAGCCCAGGTAGACTCTATTAAAAGGCAGTTGGAGGGTAAGTAAAAATGGAAGTAACAATGAAAATACAGATACCAAACGGGGGATTTTGCGATGATTGCCCGTGTTTTCTCACACAATTAGATTCCTATGCCTATGAAGAATCTCATAATTGGTGTTTCTATCTAAAGAAAGACTTGAATAAAGAAGTCCCCTTTGATGGGAGGAAAACAAAGAAACCAAAACGCTGTCCTGCTTATAAGGAGGCTCATAGTGAACCTTGAACAGATGAGAGAAGGGATACAGCACTTATGGTGTCAGCATTGTCGGGCACTACAAAAGGTTTATGAGATACCTGTTGAGTGTTGGTATAACCCGCTAGACAGAGATGCCCCTGCCTTTTGTGCCTCAAATGAGGATGCCATTGATGCGTTCTTTGCTAAAATCTTCACACCGGAGCAGTTAAAAGAGTTAGAGAACGGCGGGACAGTAGCAGTAGCTTGTAAAGACCAGACCTTGCCAGAATATCCTCTTACACATTGGAGAGTGGGCGATGTTCAGGAAGATATGAAAGATTGGCGGAAGGTGGTGTAATCAATCACTGTTTGAGAAGGAGATGAGTCTATGAAGGGAATGCTTTATAAGCCAGAAGTTTTGACGGCGAAACTCAAAGTCTTAGAGCAATATGGCGAAGCCCAGACTAGGAGAGTGATTAAACCTCAGCCGAATATTCCAGATGACTATGATGGCTTTGACCATTTTGATGTAATTGGGCAGGGTGTTTTTGCTGATGGCACAGTAGCCAAACCCCGCTACCAAGTCGGTGAAGTAGTATATATCAAAGAGGCGTGGAAGATTGGAGAATATTCTTATAAGAAGTTCGCTCAAATTCTCTACAAATCTGGCGGGGAAAAGACATTATTTAGTTGGAATGATTGGCTAGAAAAGAATACAAGGTATGGTGGTTCTACTTGCGGCGATGATAAATGGCGTTCGCCAATGTTCTTAAAAGCTATCCATGCCCGCTACTTTCTAAAGATAAAAGATATTAGAGCCGAGAGATTACAGGAGATAACAGAAGAAGATGCGATTAACGAGGGTGCGGTAGTTATGCACTCGGAAGACACAAATGAAGCTGGGTATTCCTTTAGACTAGGGTTTATTGACCTCTGGGACTCTATCAATCCTGATTATCACTGGGACTCAAATCCGTGGGTCTTTGTTTATGTAATTGAGAGATGGGAGAAGAAGGGATGAAAGATAAACTGGATAATTTTTATTCACAGTTGTTATGGCTATACTTTGCTATGGGGATACTCGTAGGCTTATTTATTGCAGGGCTAATACTAGCAATACATTTGGGAGTTACCAAGTAAATGACTGACTGGAGACAAAAATATGATAAGAGCATTATTTAAGTTTGCCAAATTACCTGATGGGGTAGTCAGAGTAGATACGACATCTAATACCCATCCGATATACAAGGAATTGTCGCCTTTTGTTTTGCCTGCACCACCAGCTAAGAACCTTGAAAACCTTTGGCAATTCAGTAAAGTTTACAAGAAACATATTATGCCTATTGACGGTTATCCCGACGCAAGTTGGTATAAATGGCGTGATTGGGGATACTCTCAAGAGAAGGCATATCGTTATCCTATGGGGAAGGGAGCTATCCCTGAATACTCTCTTTGGGATGGTGAAAAACTAGATTATATTCAAGCTCGTAAAAAGATATATGCCCCCGAGTATGCTAGGAATGTGGAGAAAACCGATAGTTTCAAAATTCTAAAAGAGCAGTATAACGAGTGCCTCCTACATAACGCAGAAATGATTTTGCTAGACTATGATGCCTATGACCACTCAGAACTTGATATGACACTGATAGATGTAATCAATTATCCAAAGCGCAAGATGGGGCACGCCTTTGTTTTGATTATGATGCTTACTGGGGTACTAGAGGAATGTATCCGATGACGGACAGGGAAGAAATGAAGAAATACCAGATTGAAGGAATAAGACATTGATAATCAATAGAGTTTGGGCTATGCCTAATAAATGGACATTCCAGATTAAACCTATTGCAGAGTTACTGGCGAGATATGTTGGTGATGGTAATGGTTGGGTAGACCCTTTTGCTGGTATGAATAGTCCTGCAGAATTTACTAATGACCTTAATCCCGATTGCCTTGCTGTATCACATATGGATGCCTTTGATTATGTTTATACATTGGGCAGGCAGTCATTTAGGGGCTGTATATTTGACCCGCCTTATTCTTTGGTTCAGGTGTCACGAAGTTATAAGGATTTCGGTATCAAGTCTAGGATAGGCACTACTGACCCAACCGCTTCATTCAAGGAAGTAAAGGACAAGATAGCCCAACATATAGAACCCAATGGCTATTCAATAAGTTTCGGATGGAACAGTAATGGCTTTGGCAAAAAGCGTGGTTTCAAGATTACGGAAATATTACTTGTAGCTCACGGTGGCGGTCGTAATGACACCATAGTAACAGTAGAAAGAAAGATACAGGCTAGTCTGTTGGGGTAATGAAGTAGACAGTGATATAGATTTTGAGGGATAGGGGGAGGAAATGAAGCATTGTCCAGATTGTGGTTTTGAGCTTTTTGACCATGCCCAAAGATGTCCTAACTGCGGGCTTAGGGGGCTTGATGGTTTAGCTGAAGCCAAAAGAAATCGGGAACGCATTGAGCAACTTAGAATAGCTGAAGCTCAAAAGCAAAATAACCCTAAAGGCAAATCAGAGATTAAATTGCAGGCAACGCCGAAGCCCTTAGAAAGTTTTAAGCCCGGGGTAACGAGGGGTGAATTCTTTGATGCCTTAAAGAAAGTAGCCAAGCCAATAAAAGATGTTCAAAAGGGAAAAATGCCGAGCAGAAATAATGAGAGGATGCAATTAAGCTATGCTTTAGATTTACTCAAAGATGATAGCTTTAAGGCATTCAACCAAGAATATCAGGGTCATATAAGCGAGTATAGTGAGGGACACGCCGATGATGCTTATTGGGAAACACTGGTTGGACGGATTGACTTAGAAAATATTATCAAGATGCTAAAGCATTGGGATAAATATTTAGCGGGATTACCTAGTAGTCAGTATATTGACGGAACTAGAATGATGCTTACTTGTCTATCTAAATTATGTGAAGAAGTTGATAGGTTAAGCCCACCAGAGGAATAACCAATGGGGATTTTGAGGGATAGGAATGAAAAGAGATACGGTATGACTTTTAGCGATAAATTGCCACCACATAACCAAGAATCAGAGGAAGCTGTCATCGGGTCCTTGCTGATTGACGGTGAGATAATCAAAGGCTTGTCTCTTTTCCCTAATGACTTTTATCACGAAACAAACCTGATTATTTACAAGGCTATGCTCAAGTTAAAAGAGGATGGAGTAGGTATCAATCAGATTACAGTAGCCCAGAAACTCCAAGAGCAGGACAAGTTGCAAGAGGTTGGCGGTGCTGCCTACCTGTCATACCTCATATCTAAAGTGCCTACCTCTCTTGACTGCGATTACTACGCAGATATAGTAAAGAGGCTATCTACATTCAGGCAACTAATCACGGTAGGTGGTAGGATTGCTTCGCTTGGCTTTGATGGTTCAAGTAGCACTACAGAAGCCTTGAGTAAAGCTGACTCCCTTCTATTAAAACTCCGGCAACAGGCTGGGGGTAGTTATATCATCACGCCGGAAGAACGTACTCAAAGACTCTGGGACAGATATGAGAAACTTTATACAACGGAAAGGGGTATTGCGGTACACACTGGATTGAAAGACCTTGATAGTAAACTAGGTGGCGGGTTTTTCCCTGGGGATTTAATAATCCTTGCTGCACGCCCCAGTATGGGGAAAACAACTATGCTTGAATGTATCTCCAACTTTATAGCACGAAGTCAGAACGTCTTATTCTGTAGTGCTGAGATGAATATTGAAGGATTGAGTGATAGGGATGTGGCTGGTCAAATCGGAGTTCCCATTAGTCAGGTCAGGTTCGGTGGCTATGACGAGGGAACTTATCAGGATATTGTTGACAAGGCGATTCCCTATATTAACGAGCTAAAAGTTTATCATCTTGACTCTACTCGCACATCTCAACTTACAACCGCTAACATATATCAGGCAGCCTTTGATATGAAGTCCCGCCTCGGTCTAGAGCTGGTAGTGGTGGATTATCTTGGATTACTGAATGACAAGTATGGAAACAACAACAATGACCGCCTGGGCTATATCACTAGAAACCTCAAGCAAATAGCCATGTCTCTCCATGTGCCAGTTCTTGGTGCTCACCAGTTAAGCCGAGCAGTAGAATCAAGAGAAGAGAAGCGGCCACAACTCCACGATTTGAGGGACTCAGGCAATATAGAGCAGGATGCCGATGTGGTATTATTCCTATACAGAGAGAGTTACTACAATGAGTCGCAGAGTAATATCACTGAAATTCTGATAAGAAAGCAGAGACAAGGCGATTCATTCTGGGGTGTAAAAGTCTATTACGATAACACCCACCATACAGCTGAGGTTCTACGATGAGGCTCAAGGTTCTTACTTTATGGCAAGGTAAGGTAGCCATCAGGGGAAAGTATATCGGTCAGGCACTAAAGACTGGCGAGGCTATTGTCATTACCCACGATAACGCCGAGATGACACTGACCGCCAGAGAGATATACTCCCGCCGTGTTTCTATCTCTACCTCGCCAATGCCAGATAAGTATAACAATGACGCTGATTTTCTGCACTATTACAAGTGGGAACCTGATAGTGGACAGGAGAGATTGATATGACTGACCAAGATTTAGTAACTATGAATTTAGAATTAGTTGAAGCTCACTTGAGAGACTGCGAACAAGAACTACATAAGGTTGTAGAGAACCTTGAAGGGATAGCCGATAATATGAAAGAACTGAAAGAGGCTCTAAATGAGAATATGGGACATACTAACTGAGGAATGTCAGCAGGCTCTTACCCAGTACCAGATTGAGAATTTTCACTCTCCATTACAGGTTCAGTTTGCACCGCTTGAACCTGACCCTGACATTATTTTGAGTGAGGAAGCAGAAGCCGATAGCCTGACCGAGACAGACAAGTTTATGAGACAGCCACCCAGCCGGTCAAGGGGTGATAATGAGTGATTGCCAGGGATGCAAAAGGCGCACGGCATACTTGGACTGCCACAAGACCGCCTGGTTCGCTCCATCAGATATTCGCTATTGCTCTGCCCAAATATTCTGGATAATAAAGAATATGATGTTGCTCTATCTTGAAGCCTGGCCGGTCAACCACAAAGACACAGGCTACATCGGAACTTCCAATAAAAAGACAGGACATCACGCCTCGTTTGAAATGCCCGGTATGATAGCCTCTACACTAGAACACCGCCTTGAATCCTGTGGGACAGACGGTTTGATACTTGAGTTTATTGCCTTACTGGATGAAGGCGGAGATAGAGTAGCCATAGAGAACAAGTTGGCTCACTACTTCAAAACTACTATTGAGGACATAGACGAGAGATTTAACCACGCCTTGAGGTATTGCTGCGGGTATCGGGAACGCCAGCTATCTTATGCAGAGTTCTTATATTACACGAAGCCTAGGGAACAAAAAAAGAGGGGCAGGGATTACTCCCTACCCCAGAGTATTCATTAAACCGTTTAACCGCCCTGTTACAAGCTACAACAATTCTGGTAGCGTTCTATGGTGGCGGTGTGATATTGGACAAGATAGCGTGAATGATACCGTAGGCTCCTCCGCCTGTAGTAGCGGCGAGAACAGCCAGGGAGATATAGATTTTATTGATTGACCTTGAGTTCCTATCCACTTTTTTACACAATCCTTCCTGTCCATCATAGCCCTTTAGGGCTATCTTTATATATGCCACATCTTCTTTTGTTTCAGCAATAGCCTTTTTTATTTCAGTTAAATCACTCATTGGCTTCACCTATCTTACATTTGATGACTACCATCAGTGTTGTATATGCCCAGCCCAATCTCAATATCCTTGACGGCTTCTTGGAGTTTGGCAATTTTCCCCTCTAATCCTTCGGTTACTTTCCCTGCCTCATCTTTGGTGTTGAATACAGTTGTTTGCAGGTCGTCTATTGCCTCAGCGAATTTAACCAGTAAAGGCTCTAGTGTCCCCCACATAACTACTGAGTCTTGTGGTAAAGCCTCAAATCTTGCTAAGCTGGCTCTGAGTTCCTCCAGCTTAGTACCAGGTATTCCTTTGGTTGGCACATCACCATAGCCAACGGTCATATGATAGATATTCGCCTTGGGGTTATAAAGTCCTGTCAGATAACCGAGGTTGCCAGTATGGGAGTCGTTCTGTCTCTGGTCGGTTATATTCACATAGTCCCAAATCTCAGCCCCAACATTCATAGGAACATAAGCACTACCCCTCTGTGCCATAGCTTCAAGATGAGATATGTATGCCGTTGCTATGGCGGTTGCCTGAGCATTACTTTCTAAGGTGGCTCTTATCGGTGAACCGCAAATAGGCATTAGGGCATAGCTTTCGGCGCTAGTAGCCGAGCCTGTGTATTGGGTAGCATCTCGTTCAAAAGACTTGACCACTATCTTATTCGGTATGACTAAGGCTTCTCTCGTGGATTTAGAGAAGAAGCCGTGCTCGCCACGAGCCAGGGAGTATTCATCGTCATAGTCTTCCCCAGTGGTTGTAGGAACGAGAATGTGAATCTTGCCGTCAGCCTTGAACATTCTCTCACATCCAGTATACGCCAGTAGTTTATCAATAGCATTTAATCTTGATTCGCCCTCGGTAATGTAGTAGGAGTCTGCTGGGATGTATGCGTCAATCAAATCATCTTCGCTGTCATATTCAACATCATAGGATTGTGCTTCGTCAAAGACCTCTATGCCATCGTAATCAAACTTATAGCGGTAGAGGCAGTCCAAATCAAGGTATTCGGTAAGGGGATACGCAGTCTCTAATACCAGATGCTCGTTCTCCTTTACATCCCTACTACTATAACCAACGGCAATACAGTTGCCACCAGAGCTTCCCAAGGAACGGCAATACAGGTAGACATCACCATCAATAGTTACAGGAGTATCTAAAGTAGCTTCATACCAAGTCGGAGTAAGACTGATTGCTCCTGCCGACCCGATGCTTTTCTCTGCCAAGATTTCTTCTGCTTCTGCATTTACAATCATAAAGGAGACAACATCCTCTGGCACACCAATCCGTTTTAGTTTGAAAGATATTTTGGTTATAGTTCTATTCGGGATGTGAAGACGCTGACCACAACCAGTAGTAGTAGCATCTAGGGCGGAATAAAGTTCACCAGCATTGGCATCATACTCTTCTTGCTTGATAGTGAGTTCCTCTGATACAGGCTGCCCGTCAGCAATTTCAGTTATCAGGTCTTTCACTGTCTTGACAGATGACCAGTGATGATTGTAATTGTCGCTTGCTTTATCTTCGCTTAATCTATCAGGTATTCCGATACAGGATAGGTAACATTCCAAACGCCCAGGGGAAGAAAATAACTGCTGGTCTTTCACCCATAAAGGGGCTGTCTCAGAAGTCTCCTCGCCAGCAGAAGTTATGAAGCCCCAGTTCTGAGAGACTGCGTAGCCCTTGAGGTCTAGGGAAGTAAAATGCCCATCTGAGTTCTGCAACACGAGTTCTGCCCTATGACTACTGTGAGACTCAAAACGTTTAGCCCGCAGAAGACGGGTAGTATTATAAGTAAGTTCTGTTTCCCCTGAAGTAAGAACATAGGATAACGCAGGCTTGACCGAGAGCTTTTTCTGCTCGGCTTGGAGTGTACTGCTTAATGTCCGCATATCATTTCACCTTGAAAGAGAACGGAGATGGTATAATTATTGCTGTGGTTGTAGTTCCCTCAACAACCTTTACTGTCCCTCTCCATCTGCCTGTTGCCATCGCATCGCTAGTAGTCCCGGTATGGTAATCGTGATAGTAGATACCTGTAGTAGACTTTGACATAGCGACATCATCTACCTGAGTCGTGCCGTCAGGGTCAACAATGGTAATGGAGATGGTAGTCGGGTCTACCGCAGATGTATTGTTAGGCTCATTACGATTAACAAAAGCCCATATTCTTACTGAAGAAGCGGAAAGGAAATCTGTTACGACTTCAATACCCATCTTAACCTCCCTTGATAAAGTTGCTTATACCACCAAACAAATCTTTTGTCGTGATACTGCGTATTTTCCTATAAGAGGATGTTATCACGGTAACTCCTCTATAGCTGGCGGTTATGACATTGACAACAATCCGTCTTACTATACCGAAATTAAGACTGCCGACTGGAGTGATAGAGCCTGCCCCTACAATAATCTTTGGCAGTCTGGTTAAGACACCCGTTATCGCAACAGCACCGTTACCGATAGAGATAGATATTTTTCTGCCAAGAGTGGCAACAGGGGTAATCGCACCATCCCCAACCACCATCTTAATGAGTCTACCAAGTGTTCCTACTGGTGTAATAGAGCCAGAACCCATAGTAATCTTTATGAGTCTGCTTAATATACCAGCAAGACCTACAGCACCCTCTCCTACTGTCTTGAAGATAGTAAGGACAGAACTCAATGCCCCTGTAGGAGTTATAGCACCTGAACCTATCGTAATCTTTGGCAAACGAGCCAGTACCCCACTAGGAGTGATTGAACCTGAACCAATGGTAAGACTAATCTTCCTGCCTAAGACACCTACTGGGGTTATTGCTCCCTCTCCCACTGTTTTGAATATAGACAAGACAGAGGTTAGCACTCCAACGGGAGTTACAGCACCCTCTCCTACTATCTTCTTGATAAGTCTGCCAAGAATGCCAGTTGGAGTGATTGCACCACTACCCACTACTCGCTTTATTACTCTACCTAATACTCCGCTAGGTGTGATGCTACCAGAGCCTATAGCGGTTGCAACCTTCCTACCTAGAATTCCAACAGGAGTTACAGACCCGGACCCCACTGCCTGAAAGAACTTTCTTGCCGCAGTCAGAACGCCAGTAGGAGTGATACCGCCAGTCCCAACAGTGGTAAAGATATTCCTGCCAAGAACCCCGGTAGGGGTAATAGAGCCGCCCCCAACGCTTTGTTCAGTCGGGCCTGCTACCGTATAAGTAATTACCAGTCTAGGCTGAAAACCCTCGCCCTTTTCGTTTGCCCAGAAATCTACCTTGTTTGCTCCTGTTCGTGGTAATTATCGTGAAGTAAAGTTTCCTGAGTGCGGTGGTCGCCATAATCCGCATTGTCAAATGGGTCACTTTGGAGTCCCTCAACTATGCCAACATCAGCGTGCCCAGGGTTCGCCTCGTCTAAGGATTCTCCATACAGTCCAAGCACAACCGCCGTTACCGTTCCACCAGCAGCAGCCGATGGGTCATGGTAAAGGTATGCTCTCTGGCAGCTCCAATTTGTAGCAGTTAGCTTTACTGTCTGCGCCCTAGCAAAATCACCAACAGCATCACTTCCCGTAGCGTTGGCTGCGGTATAAGCTGCGTCCCAAGTTGCTTGTGCATGAGCATAATTAAAGCCATCACTGGCAGTTGAAAAGGCGGTTGTGCTATCTCCAATCTCCTCACCAGCATCAAAAACTTCTATCCATTCTTCTCTGGGAATAAGCTCCTCATCATCAGAGATAGCATACTGTCCCAGTCTTAACCTAAAATCGCCTGACTGGTTATACTTTATCCTGACATCGGCTCCGGGGTCTCGCACAGTCGGCTTCCATCTGCCGAGTAACATTCCCTCAATCACTCTCAGATGCCTTTTGCAAATACCATAGTCCCATTCCAAGACGTTGTTGAAGTAATAGGGGTTATAGGGGTCTCTCTCAAGAACAACACTCACAAGAGGCGTAGGCTGCAATACTCCACCGAGATATACAAATGGCTGCCACCTGATATTCTTATTGTCCCAGCTTTCAACCGAGATTAGACCACCAGATACATTAGCTTGAAAGACATTTTCCTTTGTGATAAAGCCTTCTGGGGACTCGTTCCATCCAACTGTGGTTTCGTTATGTTTACTGCCACAAATCTTTGTACCTGATGGTGTAACTTTGGGCAAGCCCCCACAGATAGCAACCTGCTTTCTGGATTTCAGGTCATAATAAGATTTGGTAGAAGGATGTTCTTTGGTATAGTCAATAAACTTTACATAGTCTTTGTCTATTCCCTGCCCTTTCAATATATGAAGGATATGCCTATCCGTAACTATTTTCTTCGGCTCTTTCACTTTCTCAATGGGCATCCGAGCCTCCTATGTTTCAGTCGTACTCCCTCTTATTTTCCGATACAGGGCGGTTATGACATTCACACTCCTATAAGAAGCTGTTACCACCGTTATCTGTATATTCCTACCAAGTCTGTAGAGAAGGCTACTAGCAGGAGTGATAGCACCCCCGCCAACTGTCAGAGCAATCTTCAGCCCCAGAGTTCCCACAATAGATACAGCACCCTGCCCAACATTCTGGGTAAATCTCACAATGGTAGACAGCACACCACTAGGCGTGATACTGCCTGCGCCGACAACTATTTTAACGACTCTACTGATGGTGGCTGTGGGTGTGATACTGCCAGAGCCAACCGCCTTGAATATATTTCTAGCCAGTGTCCCAGCGAGAGCGACAGCACCTTGCCCGACATTCCGATAGAAGATGATATGTGCTCCGAGAACCCCCACTGGAGTAATCGCACCCTGCCCGACTGTCTGTTGGAAAAAGGCATTGCCCCATTCCTCAAAATAATAATCTTCATCAGCCTTTATTATCCAAGTATCGCCCTCATCCTCAGAGTAAACTCTACTACCACCTGAGTATGTCGGGCTACTATTATCGCTTGCCCAATAGATAGGTTGATAGGCATCAGCATCAGGAGACATTATTACAATCGCATATTTTATTCCAGTAGACAAGACCGTTTCATCTAAAGCTACCTCAATCCATTCAAAGTACGCATACTCTACATCATTACCGTTGAAACTACCAGAACACAAAACAGTGCTAGTTGGCTTGCCATCCCCATCCGTTGTTCTTATTTGAACAATAACTGTCCCAGGTTCTCCTTTAAGGAATCTAGCAACATATAATTTAACAGCACTAATTTTATGGGGTGTATTAACAGTAAAAGTTTGGGTCTCGTAATATGGCGGGTATACTGCCATATCAGAGTCTAAGCCAGTATCGTAATACTCATACTTCGTGGACATAGTAACCCTTTGTCTACCTCATTTATTCAGCAAACCCATCTATTTGCCTTGTAATCCAATTAGGAAGCAAAACACAATGTAGTTTCAGAAGTCAACCTACCCGCCAGCAGTAAAACTTATCTCAAAGGTGAACTCGCAAGGCTCTCCGAGAGTTTCCTCTCGGCTTGGACTATCTCTTCATCCATCGTTGCTGGATGCGGGGCGCTATTTGAGGTCTTATTGGTAGACTCCTCAACCTCTAGTCTCTGAACCTTCCCAGTTACTTTAATGTCATTCACTGGGCTTGGCTGCGGATTGTCATAGGCTTTGCCCTTAGAGTTCCCGCAATTCACCCCGTATTGCCCGTTAACTTGCGCTAACGGCAGACCATTTCCAATCTGATTGGTATCCACCACATTGGTAGCGTCAAACTTGGTTCTGTCCATCAGGGTTACAGTATCAGAGGTGTTGAACAGCCCGTGTTCGGTGATAGCTTTTGTGGCGTTGTAGGTAGTAGTAGCCACAGACTTGTAGGTATCGTGGTCTGTCTCAGTCTGCGTGCCAGTGTCCCTTGAACCACCCCAAGGAGTGCCAAGAGCAGTATCTCCTGCTGCTTCTGCACCAGTGCCAATCCCTGAATCGTGGTATTTGAAGTCACCGAATACGGATGTCTCGGTCTGTAGCTGGTCAACTATGAAGTCCACAAAGGCGGTAGTTACCACCTTGTCCCTGACTTCCCGCCTCGGCTGTCCGATTGCTGACCTGAATCGCCCGATGTAGTCCCACATCTCAGGGTCTAGTGTCCCCTGCGCTCCCATTACACTAACGAGATACTGCCATCTCTGATTGCAGTCAGGCAGGTTGAGGCATTGTGGAAAGGCACTCTCAATACTTCGGAAGTCGGTAGTGAATTTCTGTGCCTGTGTTCTGGTTCTCAGCTTGGTTATGCCATCCCCCACTTGCTCCCTCCTTGGTACTAGAAATCTCGGTACTAACAGTCCCATCTTACTTTGCCTCCTTCTTTGGTTTTTCCTCTGAGCTATCAAGCTCCAGTATAGCGGGGAACGACTCAAGCAGGTATTTCCCAACTTTATCACTGACTTCCGTTGGTTGATTACCCACCCGAATATCCTCGCCGTCAACGGTGCTTCTGAATATGCGGTTTTCCTTTAGCTTTATTTTCATTGTTAAAACCTCCTTATGCTTCTATGATGATGTATTCCACTAAACAGGCTGCCGTATTAGCTTTGGCGTATAGCGTATTGCTATTATGCCGATAGATTGCTATCTCGCCAGCTAGGAGTTTAATATCGTAAACCCCAGTAGTGCTGCCAACCTCTACATAGTTGGTAGCATCCAAATTCTTGATAAAGACATAGCCAGGTGAACCCAAATCTGCACCCTGAGTTAGTTCTTCCTCCGATGTTCCCACCGATTGATTTTGGTGGATAAAGGAATCCCCGGTTACATCAACCTCAATATGCTCAACTCTATTTTCTGGTGCACCTCCTTTGCTGTAAGATAATATTACTCCTATTCTAAGTTCGTCTGACATATCTCACCTCATTTTCTCCCTTTTCCTACTTTCTGAGTAGGACTACACCCACCCCTTCCCTTGTTGGCTCTAACTCCACCCCCGCTACCATCTTTGCGTGGCACTCCATTTGCCATAATTTACCTCCTAGTCTTTCGGGTATTCTCTCCAATTCTTTGGTTTCTCAATCTTTCTGAGAGCACGCTGGTATAATGCCAGTCTTGTTGTCGCCCAAGTCTGGTAAGTGTTTACTGCGTTCCCTATTGAAAGCCTGCCTGTTGCCTGCCTTATGTAACCGCCAGCCTGATTGAGAAATGAATTTGCGTTCTGTAATTCTCTGGCGGCATAAGAGCCGAACCTGTCTGCCGTAGTGCCTTCCGAGATATATCCTCTTGCCTGATTGAGAAAGGTATTGGCATTGGAGAGTTCCCTTGCTGCATAGTTGGCGTAGTCGTTTTCGGGAGAACCGCCATAGTTTATCTTGTTGATATAGGTCTGTCCTAGAGAGAGATTGTCCATCGCCTGAGAAATCCGGGCTACCATATTATCAATAGCGGTATCGGCAGAAGCCCTTGCATCGTCTATCTGAGTCCTGCCTTTACTGAGGTCGTCTATTGATTGGTCAATGCGATTGGAAATATCTCTGATAGCACTTTCCGAACTGGTAAGAATAGATACCGCTTGCTTGATATGAGTCCTGATAGTGTTTACCCAGGCTAAGGCAACATAAGCAACCGAGCCGTCAATGAGAACCTTCTCCTCGGCAGGGTTAAGAGTAGAAGAGTCCTCATCAAGTTCATGCAGCTTAGCACAGTAGAGAAGTGCTGCGTGAGAACAGAATGTGGTTGCATTTTCATCGTCTTCCACAGCGTCAATAGACCTCACTGGTTCCGCTAATGTGAGTGATGTATTACTCTCTACCGAGTAAACAAGATACCATCTGGTGCTTGAAGATGGTTTAATAAAATAGTTTTTGTCTAATTGAGTTAAAAGAGCAGCCGCCGCACCACTACAGGTAACAGTGGTGCTACCAGAAGTGAATGTTACTATCCCAAGAACTACACCAAGCTCACCTGCCTCTGGGGTTAATGTTGTGTCTATTTCTATAGTATCGCTATCAAGTATTTTGACATTACGATAGTCTCTTGGGTCACTGCCTGGCGGGTATTCCGCATGAGTTACTTGGATTAAATTCTCAATAGGAGTTATATCTATTGCTCTGGAATTGAGCGCAGTTGGGATAGCTTCTCTGGTTCTATAGGGTGAATACTGCGAGATTTCTTCTAGCGTATGCCCGATATGAACATCTATCTCATCGTCTTGCCAGTCTTGGTCTGATACAACGCCAGTGAACTCATCCCGAAGTATCTGCCTTACCGTTTGTCTTACATCCGATAATACTCTGCTCATTCCCCACCGCCTTTACTTTTTATGGTATTCCTTGCACCACTTACTTAGGTCTTCCTCACTATTCTTCTCGGCTAACTCTGCCGCCTGCTTGCTATAAGACTTAGGCGTTTCTCCCCTTTTAATACTAAGGGCTACACAAGCTAATTTTATTGCTGGCATCCCTCTACCCCCTTAAATACTTAGGGGAGACAAGGTATTCCCCATCTCCCCCTTTATTATTAAAGCCACCCTTGAGTGGCTTTTACCCCTCAATGCAGGTCAACCAACCAAAGCCCAACTCTAGGGTCATATCCCCTTTGATACTTTGGTAGCTTATGCAGTATCAGGAACGGAGATAGGAAAAAGTAAATGATACCTTGAACTATCTTGTCTTTCATTAGACCTCCTCGTTCAAGTCAACATCAGCAAGGATACTGGTGCCGAGAGTAATCTTTTCCAATTCCTCAGTAACTCCCTCTACCTGTGCCGTTGTCTCTTTAATCTCACTGGTTACTTCGGCAAAGTTCTCTACATTGACTTCTCTGGTCATATTAGGGTATCCGATGTCCAAATCCATACCGTGTCCTCTCATGTTATCATCTCCTTACCAGGGCGTTCTACCCTGCCATATATTCTCAAGCAGAACTTTTATTTCCTTGAGATTTTGGTTTACCTGTTTCAACTCTTTGAGTAATTGGGTTTCAGGGCTTGCAGGTGCTCGGTGTTTCCTTTTCTTTCTAACCACTTTTTCTGCTGTTGCTGTTACCATAATTACCCCCTCATTACTGGTGCATAATCCTTGTCTTCCCGCAGACTACCATCAGGTCTATAAGCGTTACCTGCCCAAATCCATTGAAGGCGGGAATATACACGCTGGCACTCTCTCCCGCATTTGGGACAGTTTGCTTTATGTTCAGCCGTAATAGGCTGGTTGACTTCAAATTTACCATGTTCGGGGCACTTGAACTCATACAACATCCTATGTCTCCACCTCGTTAAATGGTCTGCCACCGATGGTTAAGTTTGCTCTAAATTCCATAACAGCCTTTCTCAGTTCCTCTTCCTTAACAGGGTCATTCCAATAATCCACAGGACACCATGGTTCAAGCGGCGGCCACTCCCCACTGACATATTTCTCAGCCAATCTTTTAAGAAACCAGGTGAATCTTTCAGAGTAATGACTATCATGCTCAATTTCAACCGCTAAAACTCTTCTGACTGCCTTAAATAAAGCAGTCTTACCTTCGTTGGTATCTCTCTCAAAAAACTCATCCCATACATCAAATAATACAGAGTTCATTCGTTTCTTGATGTTCTCTCTTGTCGGTTCCGGGTATCTGTAAATACTCCTGACAATCACAAAGACATCCCACAATAGGTAAATTCTCTCTAGGAATTTATGCCTTCTTTGCTCACATCTGGTCAAAGAGCATAACAGCGGTGCCTTTACATCTTTCACAAAGTATTGTCTCCTATGTCGCAATATATCAGATTTGATGTCAGACTCGCCCCGTACATTTACAGCCAATTCTCTCCTCCTAAAAGGGGAGTAGAAAGATTGAACTCCCTACTCCCCTTCACTTCCTTGCTAGAAGCTACTCTCAGGTCTAGTCAAACGGTATCATGGCGAAGATGCCGTTGATGTCGTAGAGTGCGGTGGAGCCAGTAAGCCCAACTACCTCAATACCAACCACTCCGCCCGGAGGTGCCATCACCAGACCGTCAATCCTGGCTTTAACACCAGTACCGACAGCAATAGCCGAAGTCTGGTTCAGCAGGTCAAAGGCGACCCACGATGGAGTACCATTGATGAGTGCCGGGTTATTGAGAACAAAGGCTTGCGGGACATTCCCAGAGCCGTTCATGCAGGTCTTTGTGGCACCGGAGTAGTCAGCAGCCGCAACAGTCTGTATCCCGATAGCAGCAGCCACGACCACAGCAAGTCCAAGACCCATAGTGCCACTCTCTGAGATAGCAGCAACGTGCAGAAGCACAAGGTACTTGTCGGTGCTGTAATTGTAAAGCCCCCACTCAGGCGAGGTTGTCGGCATAGCTTCAACACAGGTCTTGGCTGTACCACCAGATGTGTCAAAGCCGAATACCACGCCAGCCTCATTTAAGAGTGCGTAGGGCGGAAGATACTGAGCTACATATGCAGCACCCTCTTTGGAAGCCTTGATGTCTATTTCGGTTGCACCACTATCAGCTCGGATACCTCTTATTTTCGTTTGCATTGTTTCTCTCCCTATTTCGTTGATTAAGCCCTAGGATAGCTAACTCAGAACTTAATCCCAATCAACTATCCAAGTAGCTCTCCTAACCGACCAGGCTGGAAGTATACCATTTATGTCTCCGACCCCGATAAGTCAGGGTCTCCGTAGTCGCCGCCCATCTGCTCAATAGCATAGATGATATGGTCTAAGTCTATATCGTTGTTCTCTAGGAATGACTCATCCAATACCTGTCTATCAATCAAAGTCCGTATCAGGATAGCGTTAACGTTCGCCAGAGCTTTTACCGCAGGCACCTGCGTATAGGTCAGTCCAGTAGGAATGTCCAAAGCCCTTAGCACATCGGCTATCGGATACTTTGTTCTATTCCCACCATCATCTGTCAGGGTAATAAACCCTGGCGAAAACGAAAGTCCTTTTACTGCATTTCCCATCACCAGCCTCCTTTATAGAACATGGAAAGCGTATGGCGTTAGGAAACACTTGACCTTCTTGAAGTCGTCCCCTGCTGTAACCGTGCCAGCATACCTGACATAGCGTTTCTTGGTGGAGAACCTGCGGATAACCACGGCTGGAGTCTCTGAACCGAGTATCTGCCCCTCAACGGCAGCATCTATCTCAAACAAGTCCAGCACATGAACATCATCGCTGAAGTCTGCCTCATCTGATACCTCAAGCCTCGCCGTTAATATATCCCCATCAGCAGAAGCAGCCGGCAGTATCAGAACACAGGATAGTCCACTGGCAGGAGTGCCGCCTTCGCCAATATCAATGACAGCAGCCCCACTTGTAGCATCTCTATCAGTTGAGGTAGCTGCCGTATCGGTATCGGGGTCATGGTCTACTGAACCGTCCAGCAACATCATATTGTAGTCAAACATTTTATTTAACCTCCCTTTTACTTTGTACCTATTTAACTCGCATCGGCATCGGGAACAAAGCCATAGCCTCTGGCTATTGACCTGGGGTTACTGACGGCAAGACCTACAACCCACTCTACCCTATCACGGTAACACGGCTTGGTTTGCAGTTCACCGAGGTCTCTAGCTTCCATAGCTGCTTGCTGGACACCCCACATATACTCCTCCTCACCATACTTTACCGCATAGATAGAGGTTTCTTCCGTGCCTTCACTCAGAGTTTCATTGTTTGGAATAATCTGAGTGGACTGGTCAGCCTTGATGCCAATGTCAATTAGAGGAACTCCACCATAGGCGTTTATTACCCTGCCGAACATATCCTCAGTCTGTCTCAGCACATTCTCTCGCCTCAACGCAGCTTCAAAAGCCAGATACATCTTAGCGTTCATGTAAAGAGCATCCGGTTTATGCTCTGAGATGACATGGATAAGTTTTGCCACATTGTCCATGAAGCGGTGGCGTTCAGTTGTGTCGTAGAGTATCCCCCTGTTATTAGTTGCACTGCCGGCGTCAATATACTGGTCGGTAAAACCAGCATCATTGGCATCATCAACACGGCTTGAGATACCCTTGAACTCATCGTTGGCGGGGTCTCCGTTTATGAACTGGTCGTTGAACTCAAACGCCATCGCCTTTGCGCTCATCTTACGCTGGTTCTGTCTTACGTCCCCGATTGTGTTCCCGGCTTTTGCCAGCACAACATCTACGTCAATATCATGCCCGAAGATGTATTTGCTCTCAATCTTGTGTTCGTAGGTGCCGGTTGATTCGCTGTACGAAGCGTTTATTTTCCTCCAGCCAACGGTGGGCAGGGTATTCCAGGCGATTATCTTGACGGCGAGTTGCGGGGAAGTTTGCCAGGGTAAGAGTTGGGCTACATTGGATTCCATAAGAAACCAATCGGCTATATTGCCCAGTAGCAAATTGCCGTCATCATATGCTTGTTTGGCGTATTCTGCCAAAGTAAGTGCCATTTTTTCACCTCACTTATTTTGTTCTCAGGAGCTTATCAGCTTCCTTTACTCGGTCTTTAGGAGATAGGTCGCTTAGTCTAGCACCTCCGCCAATCGTCATACCAGAATCACGCTTTTGCTTGGTAGTATCTGAGGATGATTGAGTTCCCTTCTTTTCCCAGAGGGTATCAGCAGCCTTACGAATTTGCTCTTTGGATGTTGCATTGAAGTTGACGCATAGAGTCTTTAGTTTCATAGCATCTCCACCCTCATACTCCTGAACAATATCAAAGATGTCAACATCCCTCTGCACTTCCCTAGCACTTTCAACTTCAACTTGGTGTTCCAGTTTTTTCTGCTCAAACTCATCTTGCTCTTTTTTGAAGGTTGCCTCTTTCTCTCGGAGTGCTTTCCTTTGCTGGTAAACATCCAGCAGTTCAGGATTGCCTTCAACAGCCTTGCGCTCTTCCTCGTCTTTCCTTGCCTGCCAGTCAGTGAGTTCCTGTGCTTGTCTATCCAGTTCAGCCTTCTTGGTTTCAAGGGATTTGGCATCCCTGCCAGCCTTTGCCAGAGCATCACTCACTAGCTTCTGTGCTTCGGTTTCCGGTATAAGTTTCGGCTCTTGCTTTGAAGTTCCCTGCTCACCGCCTGAAGTGTCCTGCGCAGTAGCAGCAGAAGTGTCCCCTTGGTTCCCAGTTCCGTCCAACATTGTATTAAACCTCCTAATCCATTATAGTATAACATATTATGTCAACTACCGCTTTAGTAAGTCCAAGATGTCCTGTATATCCTCGCTTCGTTTCTCAGATGGGGTGAGATTAGACCTGCGCCTTTTCTCCTCTATTGGCCCTCATTCTTATCAAGATAGGTGAGGTATTTATTCAGTATCTTACGAGTAGGTACTTCTGAAAAATCTCTCTCTTTGTTTCCCATTATGCCGAGGTAGACAATTTTATAGAAGTCCTCGTGTTCCATTAAGAACCAATCATCTTCATAGTAGGAGACATTTTTAGGGTAGTCATCGGGCTTCCCAGGAACTTCAAAGTAGGATACATAGGTTTCAATATGCTTCTCTGGGACGAACTTCCCGTAAGCCTCCCTCCTTCGCCTATCACTCGCAAAGTCAGGATTATCAGCAAGGATTTTTCCTCTTGCTACTTTTCTTTCTGTTTCCGTGCCTATTACATCATCATAGGCATCAAACAATTCTTTCCAATTCTCATATATCTCATCGTATCTTATATCAGGCACTTTGTAATCAGGGTCAAACGGTACTAGCCCAGCCAAGTCTATCATTGATTCATTGAAACGAGAGTTTTCCAAGCGATACCGCTCCCGCCAGAAACCAGAAGATGGAAGGCTATAAAACTCCACATAATTCTCTATCAGCTCCATAGGTAAATTCATCTGGTAGGCATCCACTCTCCTACGGTCATCCCTGAACTCAGGATTATCCGCAAGTAGCTTCTCCCTAGTTGCCTGTCTATCTTTACTGTCCTTGATATATTGGTCTGATTTTCTATCTCCGTAGGCTTCATAGAGGCTATATAGGTCTTTATACTTCACCTGCAACCTTAGAGCATCTATGCTTTCATCAGCTAAATCAGACCAGTCCAAGTTCTCCACCCCAAATGCAAGATAATCGGGATTTTCCAGCTTGTAAAGTTTAGCTTCTCTGCTTCCCCCACTGGTATTCCTGACTATCTCATTGAGTTCAAAGTAGTTCCCAATCAAACTTCTTGGTGGTAAGCCTAGCCCCATCTGCTCAAGTGGGATGCCAAGTTCTTGACCCCACTTCTCAACTAGGTTATACGCCTCCATAGATTGGAGTTTCCCTCCATACCCCCATAAAGCCAATCTAGCATCATCTTCGGGATTGGCAAGCCGGTATTCAGCACGCCAATCCTTAGCTAACTCAGGATGCTTTTCAAGAAAAGACTCTTTATCAGTAGCACCCTGATAACCCAGCCATAAAGCCTTATATTCGCTAGGAATATTACCATCTGCTTCATCTTCAGTATCCATCTCGTAGATTGGTTTATAAGGCAACCTCCAGTAGCTACGCCCTAGCTTCTCGGTGTCTTCTGCTTTTCTTATCCATATTGGCGGAACGCCTTTTTGCTCTTTCTTTTGAGATAGATAAATTTGTATTCGCTGATAAATATCCTCGCCATATTTACCAATAAACTCATCAATGAGTCTATCCCTTTCATCCCAGTCATAATCACCCTTGGAATCAATCAAGTCCTCAGCGTAAAGAATAGTAGATTGGAATTCAGCTAAAGCCACTGAGTCGTGATAGCCATATTCATCTCCCTTTGATTGTTTAGTTTCAAAGTATTCGTATATTTCCGCATAGTGTGGGTCTCTGGACATACCATCCATAACTGCCCCAAAGTTCTGCCCAGCTTCCCCAGCCTTCTCCCGATATTCTCTGGTATCTATTTCACCCTTTTGTAGTTGCTCAGTTAATTGAGCGAGCCTATCAAGATAAATATCCCGTTCTTCCTCTATCCTGCTTTGGTAGGACTTCCATTGAGGTGTTGCCCTGATTGCTGAATCAGCCTGCGCTTCCTCATATTGCTCAAAAAGGTCAGGATAGCGATTGAGTAAGTCCATCTTTTGTATCTCAGTGAGTCCACTCCAGGTCAATTTACCAGCTTTCCAAGCCTCTATCTGTTTCTCGTCAAGTTCATCCTCCGGTATCTGTTTTATAATCTCATTCGCTTTATCGTAAAAGTCCACCCAAGCACTATCAGGAAATGTTCTCAATCCAAATACCTCAACAGGAACGATGGCAAGTCTGGCATCACCTTCGGGTATCTCATTGTCTCTCGCCATCCCGGGTATCATCCAGTTCAAGCCCTGCTCCATCCAGATAGGCTCAAAACGTGTGGCAATATACTTGGCGTATTCTTCTGGAGTTTCAATGGGATAACCAAGATAATCCCGTCCAGTAGCTAATTCAAACCCTGTGCCGGTGAAAGGAGATGACCTAGAATACCACCACGATATAAAGGGGTTATCCTGCTTATTGAGGCTACCGTGCTTCAAGATACGAACAAGGTCAATGCGTTCTCTCTCACCAACTTCATTGATAGTAGCCATTATATTGCCAGATAACCTTACCAGACCATACCAGAACCCACCAATCCCGAAGTTGTAATTTCCTACTTTTAGTGTCATAAACCTACCAGTAGGTTTCCATTCCGACTCGCCTGTTATCGGGTCAGTCTCTACACCCAATCCTTCCATAATAGCTTCCATAGCTTCATCTTCACTTTTGCCTGCTAAAATAGCACTGGCATATTGAGTAACAGAATAGTAACCTACACCAGCACCGAGCAAAGCACCGAGGGACTTGCGAGCCATTTCACCAGACATTCCACCCCTGAATATATCAGCCACCAAAGTAAGACTAGCTCTGGTATAGTTAGGGGCAAACCATAAGAACGATTGTTCTAATTGCCTTGTGGTCAACGGCACTCCTTGGAATGCTGCCTCAGTTATGCCAGTAGAAAGGTCAAGATGCCTAGCTAATTCAAAACCCTTACCTTGCTTGATGGCTTTTGGAGACAATATCCTCCAGAACTCATCCCTTACTATCTCGCTGAAGCCGAAGAACGAAGTCTCCGCCCTCTGGAAAGGTTTCAATGGTAGCTTCCGTAGTGCAGCTTCTCCAAGACCGCCAATTCCATGTCTGGCTTCCAATGCTGCAAAGTAATCAATAGACCTTGAGCTACCGCCAAATGAGACTCGTTGTGTAGCAGTGGCAGTATTCTTAGCGATATATTTAGCTATGCTCTGTGGGTCAAAGAAGCCTCTTATAGAATATGCGGTCGCCTTATACCACTGCCCCATAAGCTGAGCACCTTTCTTTGGATTAACCAGCATATAGGCGTGTGCCAAACCGAAGGAAGTCAAGCCCTGAATAGCCATCGCAGAGAAGTCTAAAGCTGCCTTAGTAATCCTTAGAACACCAGCCGTATCAGCTATAGGCTTCAGAATAGCTGAGCCAGGTTCATAGCCGAAAAACTTATTAAAACTATCTATGAAGTCCTGCTGATAAATCTTGCCACTAGCAAATGGAGCCTGGATATATCCCTCGCCAAGCTCAGGTCTCCTTAATTGCTCCATCTTTTCCGCTTTAGCGGTTCTGGCTTGCCAAAAAGGTGCTTTCCTAGTTTCAACGAGAGCCTTAGCTTCTTTTTTGAGAGCCTCAAAAGCCACCTTCTTTGTAGTGATTGACGCAGACATATTAAGTGGTGCAGGGTAGCCGAATAGGTCTTTGCCAGCCGTTTTCAGGAGAGCGTCTACTTCTAAAGCCTTGTCTAAAATACTTCGCTCACTTCCAGATAGCGTCTCAACAAAACCCTCTAGCTTTTTAACGGCAAGGTCATATTCCTTCGGGTTCTTGAGAAAATCAACAGACTCCACTTCCCTGAGTAATGGCTTATATTTCTCAAGCAAACCCTGTGCTTGTGTGCTGTGAGGAATATCTCTAGCTGGCTCTTTAACTAACGCCCTCAGTTTCGCCCCCATCTCAGGGAATCTACTTTCCATAGCCTTCAAGGTTTGCTCAGGCAGCTTCTCCCCCCTGCTTGCTCTCAGGATAATAGATTGAAACTTAGCAGCATCAGCCAGTTCGGTCTTGGTTAGTTGCGCTCTCTCTACAAGCTCAGGAAATCTCTGTGCTACTCTTTCAGCAGGGGTTATGCCAAACTCGCCAGTGTATTTTACAAATCTCTCTCCAGCTATCTTATTGAAAGCCTCCTCCACATACCGCCCTATCAAGAGTTCAGGATTATTAGCATAAGCCTTACCATATTCGGGATGCTTCATAAACCACTCAATACCTTCAGCCATTGTGTCAAACTTGCGTGGTCTTTCGTATGATGGAATAGCTCCAATCGCTCTAGGTCTTTTAGCCTTTATAGGAGATGGCGAAGCGTCAACGATAACACGATGCACCCAATCTTCAATCAGATGTTCAGGTGGTATGCCTTCTTTGACCAGCAGATTGAGAACGCTGTCCTGCAACTCATTGAACCGAGTGATGTATTGAAGTTGTCTTTCGGATAACTTATACATTTCTGGATGAGAGAAAATATGCTCCAGTGTGCCTGCCACCGCTTTTTGTTCGCTGTAAGCAGGTAGCAATTTCTTTGCCATAACGGAAGAGAACGCCTGTTTATTAAAGCCAAACCCTTCTATCGGGTTAGGCAGGACTGCCCGCAACTCCTGCTTCTTTATATTAGCGAGATTAACACCCATCTTGCGTATCTGAGCATTGAGGATAGCACCTCGCCCGACAACATCCATCACCACCTTGCCAGTCTTATCTACCAAGATATGCGTGCCGAGAGTTCTTTGAATACCCGCTTTTACGAATGGTATTTTTGAAGCAAATTGAATAGACCGTCTCAACCAATTATCTACTACCACGCCATTGATAATTGCCTCGCTATCAGCAATATCCATTACCAATTTTTGTGAACGCTTCAGTAATTGTGCACTAGCCTTTTCACCGAGACTCATCCCGACCCGCTCCAAACCCTTAACCCCCAGCTCCAATGGTTTTGAAATCGGCTTGGCCATCCCCCTTTCAACAGCATTAACCCCTTTGGCAACATAGCCAAGACTCTTACCAATAACAGGAACCTTGCTGGTAAATCTGGCTATCAGTCCGAATGTCCCACCTATAGGAATGAGAAAGGCTGGATTAGCAAAGTCCAATACAGTGAGCAATACTTTTGTTCCGCCTTGTGTCTCTTCTAAATAATTTCGCCATATATCGCTAACATCTTCGTCAACTAAAGCGGAAGCCCATCCGTATTTATCTCTAAGTTCATCTAATCTCTGGAGTGTAACTCTGTCAATTTCTCTATCCGTCCCCCTAGTAACCTCCAGTCTACTCCGTGCTTCTAGGATAGCAGTTTCCCAAGGACGCACAACATATTTCTCTACCGGCCCGAAAACGACACCGATAGAAGCTAAAGCGAGATTGCCTAATTCTTTCCACTCAAATTTGCCAGTGGTTGCCTCTTCCCAAGAAATCCCTAAAGTAGCCTGTGCTCTTTCTCTTTCAGAAGGTACCCCGAAGAAATCAGTTATACCCTTATCGGTAAAACCAAATTGCCTTAGTATTGCTTCCGTCTCAGGGGTTCTGCCTTTTTCAAGAATACCAGATGTGAACCAGTCCTGAACTTCCTCATTCACACTTACCTGTGTCAAGGTCTCAGCAACAAGCTGCTCATAAGTCTGCCCTTCCTCTGGCTCTAATTCAGGGAAGATATTAACAAAGGCTCTTGTTGTTTGCTCCTGTTTTATCTCTTGCTCGGCTATGAGTTCCTCTACCTCAGCAGGTGTCAATGCTGGTGAGATTCCTTCCGGCAATAGTTCAGGATGCTCTTTATAAAACTTCTTAGTTACCTCAAGGTCAAAAGTGGCTGGAACATACTGTGCTCTCTCAAAGTCCCAAATGAAACCTTGTGGGGCTATTACAGCTTCTACGGGTGCTTCTGGAGTAACCTGCTCAGGGGCTTGCCAGAAAGTGCTCCATTCTGGAAAAGTATCTTTTAATTCTCTCGTTTCCTCAATAGTCATCTTCTGACCTTGAGGGGAGATAATCAAATCTTCACCAGCGACTTCCCAGCCTGAAGGAGTAACCTCACTGAATTGGATAATATCTCCCTCATCGGTAGTTTCCTTAAAGGCTTTCAACTGCCATTCTTCAGGTATATCAAATCCAAAAGCCTGCGCCTGCTTGCCAGAAATAAAATAAGGCTCTTCTGGCTTAGCTTCAAAGTGCTTTGATAGTATCCCACGCAGAGTAGTTTCCTCAGCGTGTTCCCTGAATTTACGGGCAGCTTTTACTATCTCATCTATATTATCAAAGCCACCCAAGTATGGTTTTTTTGTTTCAGGCATTACCATTCTATTTGCCAGCCCTCTTTGCCTTTGCTTTTTCCAATAGTGTTTGAAGTAGTTTAGGCGGTTGTGATGTCCCGCCCTGTGCCTGTTCAATAATCTGGACTATCTCCTCGTCCACATCTTTCATAGTAAATTTCTTTATAGCCACCTTATGCCTCCTCTGTCTCATATTCCTGAACGGCGGCAGCTTTCCTTGACTCTTCGGCAGTTATCCCCCCTGGTTGCCTGCCACCTACCTTGCTCGGCGCACCAGCGAACAAAGGCATAGCCAATTCAGATTGCCCCTTCTGTCCGTTTTGTTCTACTGGTTGAGGGGCATACTGTGCTTTAATCATATCCATAAGTAATTTGCGCTGCATCCACGCTTCCGCCCATCTCTCCTGTTCAATCAGGCTTTTTATCTGATTATAGACCTTGATATTGGGATTGCTTTCCTCAAGTTGCTGGGTATGCAGTTTGTCCTTTTCCTCATCAGGATTATCAACTTTGATAAGCTCTCTCCGAATATAGTCATCACTGACCACGCCAAGAGGCTTTAATGCCTGTGCCTCGGATATACCAGCCAGCGCATATTTCCGACTTCCCGTGAAGTATTTGAATGAGATTTTATATTCACCGTCAATATCTTTGGGGGAATAAGTAGCCCTTTTCCCTTCGCCGGCAATCTCAACTGTTTTGCCAAGTTTAATGAATTGGTCTTTTATCATCTGGCAGGTTTGCAACTCTACCTCTGATATAGCCTGTAAGGATGGCAACAAAACAAGTTCCCGCCCTTCTGCCAGCCCTTCAAGAGCTACAGCAGAAAGAGGAAACTGTAATGTTCCGAACTCAATAGTTGAAAAACTACCCTGTTGAATATGGGAATCAATAAGAGACCATATAAATCTAGTTGCCTGGTATAAATCCTGACGTGGAAACGCTTTGTATTCGCCATCATCTGTCTTATAAGGAACTACTGTTGATGTCCCGCCATAAGGAGATTCTGGTTTCTCATTCGGTATCTCTTGATAGGGCTTTTGAACAGGCGGAAAAAGAGAGCCAACGTGCAGGGTCATCGCAACGGAAGCTACCCTGTTAGCCTCATCAAACAAGTCTCTGATTTGCCAGAAGATAGACTCCCCAAGGTTTTCTTCCATATCGTCATCAAAGAATGGTAAACCAGCAGAGGTATAGGACACGGCGACTGGAACATACCCTCGTGGATTGGGATATGTGTCAATATGTTTCTCGTCAACAAAAACGTGATTTGAAGTCCTTGTCCAACAATCCAAGACCTTACCTGTTTTTCCGCCTATCTTAGCATTGGGATATTCAGATTCTATCAAGGATTTACTGCGCCTCATTGGGTTAGCTGCCCAGGCAAGACCGTCTGAATCGTAGTCCCAATTAGCAAAAAGGGTATCCCAGGGCATTATTTCTACCCTGAGATTACCTTCGTCATCTATTTCAATAATTACTCTTCTGGCAACTCTACCTCGCAAATTAGCCTGACCGGCGGTAAAAGGGAAAAGCCTGCCTATCTTGCGTGGCACATACTTATCGGCTATTGCCAGAGCTTCATTAAAAAAATTCTCCTTTTTGGATGTATCTTCATCACTTAAACCAACCCCTTCAACCACTACACGTTCATTAGCCGATGAGAGAATTGCATTGGCTCTATTGGCAAAATTGACTGCTTTGGGAAGGGTTACATTAAAGCATTTCGGGATTGCCTTTCCAGCGTCATCTTTCATAATGAACTTTTTTTTCTTGGAAAAATCGGCATCCAATTTTTGCCGTTTACGGAGAGCACTGAACTCGCTCTCTTTGTCTTTATACATTTGCAACGCTTGTGAAGGAGTTATCTCCATAGTTGCCTCCAAATCAGTAGTGCCAGACTACCTGCCCCTTAATCTTTTTTCCTATGTCCGGCTCAAACTCGCTGAGGATATAGCTCTCGGCAGACATAAAGTGAAATGTAGACTCATTGTGAATCTTGCCTTCTATCAGGTTATCCTCTTTGTCAATCTCGTAAGAGAAGGACATCTTCTCGTCAATATACTCGTTCAAATCGCTGAATACATATATCTTATTCTGGGCGTGGAGAGAGTTGACCCGCCGTATTCTCTCCCACTTATCGTTGCTGATTTTGGGTTCTAATAGTTTCCACCCAGCGATGTCATAGCCATCCCTTGCCTCTTGCTCCTGATGATTGCCCCCAACCTTGCGCCTGAAATTCTCACCTCTACTCAGTTCCCTGAACTTGGCAGCGTGTTCTACCACGCTTGCCTTTGCCTTATATGCCCTGTAGAGATACAGAAAGCCTGTCTCCGGCTCCATAGCATACCAGACGGCTGCTGTATTTACTCTGCCGAAGTCCATCCCGAAGTATCTCGGCCAGTCTTCAGGTATAGCAAACCTTGGTATGATAGACATATCAGGTTTAAAGGCATCATAGACCAGCCCTTCCATAGAGGAGAGAACTTCCCCTGCAAGCTCCTGCCTGCCCAGTTTAGTCCCCTGATATTTTGACATAATATAGGACAGAAACTCGGGGGCGAGGTTAGCCTGATTTTCAAGTGTATGCCCTCTGGTAACGACTGCTCTTTTATCCTTGAGCAGGTCTTTAATAATCTGGATAGGGCGTGGTGTAGTCGCTACTACCACCTGTGGCTTATCGCCAATCCTCAAGCCCATCAGAAGGTTGTCCCACGACTCCTGTGCGTATTGGAACTTGGCTAATTCGTCTACAGCAGCTTTACAATGCTGAGGCCCCCTTAACTGGTCAGGTTCATCCCCTGAATAGATAATCGCCTGCACACCATTCGGCCAGGTCAATCTTCTTTTTGACGGCTCATACTCCGGCATAAACCAGGGTGGGCTAATCTTTAGAATTGAGCTATCCCCAACCTCAACCAGCGTATCCCTGACATCACCTTTAGTCTGACCGACAATAGCGATAGGGCTATATTTCTCATAAGCCCATTTTCTAACCAGTTCGGTTAATGAGCGAGTATTGTGTGTCGGAATCAAGGACTTTCCAGCAAGATAGAGATGTGACGGCGAATCAACACTTATACATTTAACCGCACAACTGGGAATAGACTTAATGTCAACAATATACCGTCTGTTTTGTCGTAATGCCTGATTACCTTTTTGCTTAACCCTCGCCAATTTACGCTGTAATCTGAATATTGGAATATATGGAGTGAATGTTACCCTGTATTTTCCCCCACAATCCTTGCCATTTATCGTAGCCCTACCAGTAGAGAGAACTGCTTTTATCCCTAGAGTAGAACAAAGAGTATAAACGCCCTCGGCTAAATCCCATTTCATAGAACAAAACTCACAGTGACCTTCTGGTGTTATGTGTCCGTCAGTATCCATTAGTCCCTGTAGTAATGCCATCCGTTGTTCAACTGAGGCTGTTAAGTATATTTTAGGGATGTGTTTATTCTTTAATAGGTTGAGTGCTTTAAGACCTCTATGTAAACCACCTATCCCGTATCTTGGTGCTTTATCCGCCTTTATATTATATGCTTTAACCTGATAACCATCTGCCTGAATCCAGTTTAATATTTCCTCATCTCTACCCGTAATCTCCGCCCCCGCACTTGAGCCATCACCTAACCAAGCCCCAAGCGTGTAAGGATTAACAATGAGCTTCCTACGAGGAAATTTTAGCGGTTTGCAACACTCAATAGAATGGTTAAGTGAACCCCTACCATCACAATATAGAGTAGCCTTAATATCCTCAGTAGTTCTCTCCACCGCAAACACTCGTGGATTCTCTGCCCTCGCTAAAGCCTTTCTTGAATTATGGGTATGTGTCAACCAAAGGTGCTCTGCATCTGCAATTATCGTGCTACCATCTGAGAAAAGCACCTCGTAGCAAGAGTGGTTATACATAATACCTGTAACAAAGATAACATTGGTTGGTTGCCCCTCAGCATCATAAACAGTATCACCTATATCAATATCTCCCATAGACTTGAAACCATTGATTGTCATAATAGGCGTGTCAATGGCTAAAGCCTTCCCGAATCCTCTACCGGATAACAGCAACCAGATAAACCAATCGCCGGGTGGCGGTAGTTGTTTTTCCCTAGCCCAGAACTCCCAGCTATAAAAAAGAGCAGCCTTTTCTTTGATGGACAAGCCGGCAAGCAGCTCTTTCCTCTCTGCCTCGCTTAATCTCGCCAGATCTTCCGCCCGAAAATGGCTGACTCTCTTTTCAACAGTCTTCGGTATTACTGCCATAGAATATTATTTCCCAATCAGTTTCCTTACAGCCGACACTACATCCATCCACTCTTTTAGCAAATCAAGAGCTTCCTGCTTGGTGATGTTTTTGTCCTCAAGGGCATCGGCCGTCTTGGTCATCGCATCGCCAATCTCTCTCAGGACTTTCACCGCCTGAGACCACTTTGCTCCAAATATAATCGCAACCACACCTGCTATTGCTGTACCTATAATCCACCAATCAAACATTGTTACCCCTCCTATTGATTTTCTTCATTTCTAAAAATAGCTTCGTTTCCTTATCAAAAGTGTTACGTTGATAATCCTTTAATGCTTGGAATTTTATGGCTAATTCTGCGTGCCTCCGTTTGATGATAAGATATGGTAATATTAAAGATACAAACTCTGCCGCTTTCTTGTCTCCTAATAGCAAGGTATATACTGGTTTATTCTGAGGCTGCCTTTGGAATCCTCCGCTACGGGTATGAACACCGTCAAAGCCAAAGATTGCGGAAAACCAATCAAGAACTGTTTTATCAGTATTACAAACACTAACTCGTAAACGGTAAAATTTCTCCCTACTCAACCGTTTGTCCTGCACTATCATAATAGAACCTTCGCCATCAACAAAACCAGCAGCATAGGCTAAGTGAGCCGAGTCCATTATTTTACCTCCCGATAAAGAATCTTATCCCGTACCCCTGCCAGTTCTCTAATACCTGGCTTATCTTATCCTGTTGCGGTTCTATAAACCAGAAGACCCCATCAGTATCTACAAACCAGTTCAGGGCGTGTAAGTTAGTCCACACCAGCCCGGCAAACTCCCCAAATAGTTCTGCCGCAAAATCATCGCAGTCGTGCTCTTCCTCAACATACGGTATAGAATCAATCTCATCCAGCCCCAGAAACGCCTTGACCTCTTCTTTGTCATAGACCTTACAATGCGTGTCCGGCAGGTATATATCAGCCTTATCATCCCCCATTTCCTCAAGTTTGTCCAGCAGTATAGACGACATAGAGTTCAAGCCCAGTAACCCACTAGGTTCTATACCAGGCTTTGCCGTATCCCCACCGAGAGCTTTACATAAGGCACAGGCTATTTGTTTAATCAACTCTCTCATCTTCCTACCTACTTACTGCCACCAGTTTATTTTCCCCGCCCGTCATGTGATACATCTGCCCGCACTTCCGGCACTGGTATATCGCCCCTACTTCCGTCTTCCTTACACGTTTACAGGTATATGCCCCGCAGTAAACACACCATTGGGCAGTCTTCGGTCTACACCTGACCTCCTCTGCCCACACACCAAGCCCAAGGAATACCTTTAACCACCGCCACCAATAAACCAGCTTCGCCTTCTGCCTTTTCAATGTCTGCTCCTATGATATTTCATATGCCACCGCCCATCATTCGGCGCTCTGGTGCGAGTTCTACTTGAATGACTGCCCCGCCCAGGTATGCGTGGAGTTCTCGGTGTGTAACCACTGCCCCCGAACCCAGCCAAGTCGGGAATGTTTGAGATAATAGTTAGTGTCGCCAATATCGGTAACAAACATTTCCTGAACATTTTTTCCCCCTTTTTTCCTTTTTCTATTTCCCTAGACTGTGCGAGGGGGGTATCATATAGGAACCCACCCCCCTCCTCCGTTGAAGCCCCTTCTGGCCGTAGGGGTTCTACTCTACGTTAAAAGTAACGCCACCCGGTAAAAGAATCCCTCGGTTTCATTGGTTCGCACAATAGTTATTACGTCAAGCTAGGCTCATTAGTTGGGGCACCAGGTTTTAACAGCTCGGTACACTGGCAACGACAACCAGGCTAAAGGGAAGCAGCGTTCATAGATTAGCCGATGCTGTACCAATAAAGCAAACGCTAGTAAGTTAGTCAGTCTTATCACTTTCAACGGCCTCCGTTATCTGTGGCACGTTGTCTACCCTGCCAGCTAGTTTGTCTAATCCCTCGGAGAGCTTACCGCCGGCGTCAATAAGAGCCTTCTCAATGTTGATGTTGTAAGTATTACCGCCTTGGATGCGGTCTCTGCGGCCCCAGTTTTCAGGGTCGGTGCGCTCCATAAAGGTTATAGCAAGATAACCGTCCTTATTTGCCTTTGCAGCATTACGGGCAACTTCTACCATCTCTTTTTGAGCCTCTGCCCGTGCCTTTTTTAGAGCTATGCACAGTCTTGAATATAGCGTGTCGTGCCCAGCTTCAATGTCTGCCTCACCTAGTTGAGTCCAGCGCCAGAGGGTAGACTGGTCAATACCACAGAGGTAACAAGCTTGGTGAGCATAATTGCCTTTGCGGACATATTCACAGAGGGCAGCTATAACACCCTCGTCTAGTTTTCTAGGGATTGGTGATTTAGTTTCTGTGGTCATTGGTAAAGTCTCCTAAAAAAGATTATAAAAAAACAGCAGTGGTAATTTCTCTTTAATATTTCTCTTGTTATTACTCTATACTCTATACTCTATACTCTTACGTGTAACCCTTCTTACAGTAACCCAGAAGGAAAAAAGTAGTAACTATGGTTACAGTAACTTTGGTTACAGAAATACTTGACAAGGGTTACAGTAACGTGGTAGTCTTAATTACGTTTACTTTGAGTGTAGACGAATAAAAGAAAAGAGGTAGAAATGCAAAAAGAACCGCTACACAGGGACTGGGTAAAGCTATATGTAAAGGAATGTTTAATAGGAAGTATGCGGGAAGAAATGACACCCGAAGAGCGCTCCGTTTGGTATGATTTTCTGGTGCTGGCTGGAAATTCCCGAGTCCCCGGGGTCATTTGTGCCAATGAAAATCAGGGATTTTCTACCAAAAGAATCGCTCAATTGCTTAATTCTCCAGAGTCCCTTATTAAGAAATGTATCAAGGCTTGGAATGGCGACCGGATAAAGGTTGACCTGGCGGGTCGTATCTTGCTAATCAACTGGGAGAAATATCAATACACCGACTATGACCGACAGAAGAACTACCGGGGGACAAAGCGCAAGAAACCCTTTGCCGAGTCTATGCTGGAAGGGGAAGATGTCCAGCTAACCGAGATTAGTCCTGATACCTGGGCTGTGAAAAACAGCGATGACCTTATCAAAGTTAAAGGGCAACACCCTTCCGGGTCTCTCATCGTAGAAATTGAACCTCACTAACTCATTACAGTTAGATAAATTACGAGCCGCCCGGTGGTTAGTTTGTCAGGGCTGGGGGGCAAGGCCAGCCCCAGGGTATACCGGGCGGCAATATTAAAGGAGGATGAAAGGTTAGGGAAAGCTGTGGCGCCCGGTAGAGTGGCGGTCAACACTCTTTCCGAGCCGTTCCCCTGATTATAATTGATAGCACAATAGGGTTTGAATGTCAAGCCGTGAATAATGCTAGATTGACAGGCGTGCAGAGCTAGCAAATAAACAATTTTCAAAAAATAGTTTGGGGCTTGAGTGTAGAGGGGTATTGACACAAGTGTAAAAGGTGTGGTATGTTTGACTTACAGGCTGGGGCAAGCCTGAAAAAAAGTGATTATCCCTGGCGATAGTTACTCTACTGCCCTGAATGAACTCTACTATATCCTTTGGGACTTAGCTTGTGAAATCAGGATGCCAGACGAAAGGAGAGAATTACTCAGACAATTACTCTAAGCCGAAACGCCGGTATAATCCGGCGTCTCCGAGTAAAGCTCGGACTGATGAGGCTTAGCACCTTAACAACTGAATAGAGCTTGACTGTTCAATAGAGTGGGCGGGTAGGAAAGGAAGGTTTAAGTTGGATGAAGGATTAGCTGAATTCCAACGTCGGAACTGTAGTGATTGCTACTTTGCCGATAAGCCCAAAGTTGGCACAGGCGAACCGTGTTGCACCTACCCAGATAAACTAGACCACCGCAATAAAAACGGGGAACGACCCACTGGTAACGACGAACTCGTTTGTTACTCTTGGAAAGCAGATGCCCAAACAAACGCCAGACTTCAGAAAGCCCGCAAGCTCATAAATAGAGCAATAACTAGGATGTAAAATAAACAATCACCCGCCCATTCTATTGAGTAGTTAAGCACCTCAGATAAAATAAAGGAGAAGGAAATTCCCGACAATGAAAACTAAAAAGGGATGGCATAAGTGTAATAACCCTAAATGTAGGGGTAAATACCACACGGATAAAAACGGAATAGTAGATGTTAGATGTCGTTGTCAAAAAGAATCACACGAAAGAATGCTTGAATTCAACCGAGAAATAACACGGATGGCGGGGTAGAATGGCTAAACCTAAATTATTAGACTTATTCTGTGGAGGCGGCGGGAGTGCTGTTGGCTACGCAAAGGCAGGGTTTGCCGTCTACGGAATTGATATTAAACCACAGCCTCATTACCCATTCCCGTTTTTGCAGATGGATGCATTGGGGGCTATGGCTAGACTACTTCGGGGTGAGGGCTTGACTTTTAATAATGGCGAGACTTTATATCTGATAGATTTTAGTGCTTACCACGCCAGCCCACCGTGTCAAAGGTTCTCCGCTTGTGTGAACCCATTAGGCAGGGTAGACTATCTTGACTTGATTACGCCAACAAGACAAGCCCTTTTATCAACTGGCAAACTTTTTGTAATTGAAAATGTCCCTGGTTCGCCGCTGCGGAATTACATTGAATTGGATGGGACAATGGTCGGCATCAAGACAATCAAAAGGCGCTGGTTTGAACTATATGGTTTTGAAATATTGTTGTTGCCGTCTAAATGGAATGCTCGTGGCAAGGTAAAGGCAGGTGAGTTCGCTGGCATTATGAGACACGGCAAAAACTCTGGCGAATTAACGAAGCGGGAACATTTGGCAAAAGCCTATGAAATAAACTGGGGATTAAATAGACGTGAATTAAGACAAGCAATTCCCCCAGCATATACCGAATACATCGGCAAGTATATCTTAAAAGCTCTAACTAAAGGGGAGGCATAACCAATACTTAACCCCTCAAATAATAAGAAGGGAAAATGAAAAGATGAGACTAATAACAGTTAAGTATCAAGGTGAGTGCCGCAAATGTGGGGCGACTCTTACAATCGGGGAGCAGGCAATATATGAACGCCACGTTGGGTTATTTTGCCCCGAATGTGAACCGAAAGACACCGAGGAAATACGTGCGTTCAGGCAAGAAGCCGCCGACCGCAAAGCTGATAAATACGAAGATTGGGCGGCTAAGCGTAGGGAGAAAGCCACCGCACAACTTAATAGCTACCCTGAAATTAGACACGATATAGCTTTCAATACGCAACCTGGCAGAATACCCTTCAGGGATAGAATGAACAAAGCCGATGGCAGAGCGTTTGAAAGTTTACAAGTGGCAGAGAGAATGGAAGCTAAAGCCGAGAACTTGCGCCACGTCAGAGTCAAGGGCGATGCCGAGAAACGATGGCAGGGATTACGGGACTTGAATACATCCCGCTTTAAGGTGGGCGATATGGTGGATACTGGCATATATGGGCGGGGTACTGTTCTAAAGATAAACAAGAAAACTGCCAAAATCGGTAGCACTGGCACAAGCGGGACATATACCGTGAATGTAGATTTGGCTTTCCTATCACCTATTAAGTCTTAGCCCCATTCAAGTAAATACAGAGGAGGTATCTAACTATGAACGCAATCAGGCGCTTAATTAACAAGCTAACAAGGCACAAGCAAACAGTAGACCTTGTCCGGGAAACCTACGACAATGCTTTCACGCAAGGCTTTCAACTAGGCCAGCAGTATGAGAGGTCAAAGCAAACAGGAGGCGGGGTTATCCTATCAGCCAAGGTAGAACAACAGTTACAAGAGATACTAAAGAAAGGGGGAGAGAAATGAGAAAGAAACAAGGATACTGCCCTATCTGCCACGGGTATTGCGAGTTTCAGGTATTGGTAGCGGAAGACGAAGAATTTGTAGCCTGGGACAACAGCCACGTTGTAGCCAGGGACAACAGCCAC